CTCTAACATTATGTTCAGTATTTTCCCTGAAACTTTCGTATTACTGCGGTTTCAGGGATTTGCTTTACATAATGCTTTACTGGACATAAAGCATATTATGTTGAGCTCAACATAATATGCTCAATTTGCACAGCGTGTTTACAAAAGGCACAATTGAATTTCGACTTTTTCAGTTCAACAAGCCTGAAAACGGCAGGCAGAACGGACTGCACGCAGGTGAATGAGAACAGCGTTTACGGAATCAACGAGGGCAGAATCAGCAAGCTGATGTTAAAGCAGAATGGCGAGATTGTTTATAACTATGACAGAGGGATTGACATTCCGCCGCAGACAATCGAAGCCGAAAAGGCGCTTGCAATTCTCCTAAAAGAGTATTGAGTAACAGATTGGGGCTGAAAAATGCCCCTTTCCGTTCTTTTCGATGGTGTATATCACACAATTATCAAGGCTGATTTTTCTCGATTTTTCTGTACATTTAGCCGCTTGCATAGTGCCTGACAGTATGGTAATATGTAATTACCGAAAGGGACAAAACCCTACGGAAAAATTTTTGGAGGAAACGAAAATGGCAAAAACATGGAAAGTTAAGGCGAGAATGGCAACAGAAAAGGCAAGCGAAAAGATGGAAAACGGCATCCGCATTTACAACCCCGGCAAGATTGAATGGGTGGTAATCAAGGAGTTTGACAGCCCTGCCAAAGCAGACGATTGGCTTTGCAGCTACATCAAAAAGAATGGTTACAGAATCGACGACTTCAACATTGTAAGAGCCTGAAAACAGCGGCAGCCCTGAGGGGCTGTCTCTCGTACTGCCGTTTTCGTTTCCTCCGGCGGTACAATTTTCGCCGATTTTCCGGCTTATCTTTGTGTAGTTTATGATTTCAAAATGACTTGCTATCCTTGCTTTTTTATGGTAACATGGTTACAATGGAAGAGCAATCTCAATTAAAAAAACGCCCTAAGGGACGTTCAAAAAATCATTCAAGGCTTGCATTTTTGCAGGTCTTTTTTCGTATTGGAGGTGAATACAATGGCAAAATTCAAACCGACACGCTTTATGGCAGAAGATTCAAAATACAACAAAAAGGCGGCAGATTATGCCGTCAATTTTATTCAGTGCCTATCTCACACCAAAGGCACTTGGGCAGGAAAGAAATTCGAACTGCTCGACTGGCAGGAGCAAATCATCCGTGATTTATTTGGCGTTCTGAAACCTAACGGTTATCGACAGTTCAACACGGCATACATTGAGGTGCCGAAAAAAATGGGAAGAGTGAGCTTGCTGCTGCCGTCGCTCTCCTATTAACTTGCGGCGATGGAGAACAACGAGCGGAGGTCTACGGATGTGCCGCAGATCGACAGCAAGCCTCGATTGTTTTTGACGTTGCCGCTGATATGGTTCGTATGTGTCCTGCACTATCGAAAAGAGTAAAAATTCTGACCGCACAGAAGCGTATTGTATACCTTCCTACAAATTCGTTTTATCAGGTTCTTTCGGCAGAAGCCTATTCTAAACACGGTTTCAATATTCATGGTGTAGTAATGGATGAACTTCATGCTCAACCTAACAGAAAGCTATTTGATGTTATGACAAAGGGTTCCGGCGATGCACGAATGCAACCTTTGTACTTCTTAATTACAACAGCCGGAACGGACACAAATTCAATCTGCTATGAAGTTCATTCAAAAGCCAAAGACATCATTGAGGGCAGAAAGCACGATCCGACTTTTTATCCAGTCATTTATGGTGCGGATGAATCCGAGGACTGGACATCTCCGGAGGTCTGGAAAAAGGCAAATCCAAGCCTTGATAAAACAATCGGTATGGATAAGGTTGTGGCTGCGTGTAATTCTGCAAAGGAAACTCCGGGTGAAGAAAATGCATTCCGGCAGCTTCGTCTGAATCAATGGGTAAAGCAGGCAGTCCGTTGGATGCCGATGGAAAAGTGGGATAAATGCAAAGTCGCATTTGAAGAGGATTCTCTTGCAGGACGTGTCTGCTACGGTGGATTGGATTTGTCCTCAACTACCGATATTACGGCATTTGTACTTGTTTTTCCTCCGACTGATGAGGATGATTTTTATTATGTTCTGCCGTATTTCTGGCTGCCCGAAGAAACGCTTCCACTGCGAGTACGCCGTGACCATGTTCCTTACGATTTATGGGAACGGCAGGGATTTTTGCAGACTACAGAAGGCAATGTTGTACATTATGGCTTTATCGAAAATTTCATTGATAAACTGGGAAAGAAGTTTCATATCAAAGAGATTGCATTCGACCGCTGGGGTGCGATTCAGATGTCGCAGAACCTTGAAGATATGGGATTTACACTGGTACAATTTGGTCAGGGTTATCGAGATATGTCACCGCCTACCAAGGAACTCATGAAGCTGACACTTGAACAGAAACTTGCTCACAACGGGCATCCGGTTCTACGCTGGAACATGGACAATATCTTCATCAAGCGTGATCCTGCCGGAAATATCAAGCCGGATAAAGAAAAATCCACAGAGAAAATTGACGGTGCGGTTGCCTTGATTATGGCTCTTGACCGTGCGATTCGCTGTGGTATTGGTGATTCTGGTGCAAGTGTTTATGATGAGAGAGATATGCTTATTTTGTAAGTAGATTCATCCCTACAAACTGGAATTTTACGCTCTTTTATTTTACTTGAAGTTATAATATTAAATCGATATCTATATCGTACCTATCATCAATAAATACGATATTCAAATTGTGCTTTTTCGCAAGTGCAAAAAATTGAGCATTATCTTCTATGACACTTTCCATCGTACACCAATCATCATCTATACGATTTTCTACGGCACTTGCATATTTTTTTATATTATTAAAATGATTTTGGATATAGTTTTCGCTCATCACAAGGCAGAAATATCTGATATTATCAAGATATTCCTTTTCAAAATCCTTTTGCCAATCAAAAGGAATATAGCAGCCCTCAACAATAAGATTTTGTCCGTTTTCTATGGCAGTTTTAATCATTTCACGAATAATGGGCCACATATAGTCTGTAAGTTCATTATCATCTTCTGGCGTAAGTGTGGTATATCCACTACGGATTAAACCCATTTTCAGATGGTCTATTGAAAGATATGGGTATTTATATTGTTCAAGTAGTTTTTGAGCCAAAACAGTCTTGCCTGTGTGTGAAGCACCAGTAATTAAAATAATCATCTTTATATGCCCTTCTTATTTTCAAATCCCGATTTTTCGAGGAGTTTATTCCTCAGTTCCTGATCCCATTATAACACGAACCATCCTAAAAATCAACCATTGAAAGGAGCTGATTTCAATAAGCATTTTCAAAGGATTATTCAAAAGCCGTGACAAGCCGACAAACAGCTATGACTCACCATCCTACAGCTATTTTTTCGGACGTTCAAACAGCGGAAAACGAGTCAATGACCGCACGGCAATGCAGCATACCGTGGTATATGCCTGTGTAAGAGTTTTAAGTGAGGCGATAGCACAGTTACCGCTTCATGTGTATAAATACACTGATAAAGGAAAAGAGCGAGTGCCAATGCACCCGCTTTACTTTTTGCTGCACGACCAGCCAAATCCAGAAATGACCTCTTTCGTATTCCGTGAAACGCTGATGTCGCATTTGCTGATTTATGGCAATGCTTACGCTCAGATCATCCGAAACGGTCGTGGCGAGGTCATGGGACTGTATCCCTTGATGCCTGACAAAATCAAGGTTGACCGTGATGAGCGAAATCGTCTGATATACATTTACAGCCGATATGACGAAGCAAATCCAAATCTAAAAGACCAAGGAGAAATTGTTCTGAAAGCTGAAAATGTACTGCACATTCCCGGACTTGGTTTCGATGGTCTGGTTGGATATTCTCCCATTGCACTTGCTAAAAATGCGATAGGAATTTCCCTTGCCTGCGAGGAATACGGCTCAACTTTCTTTGCTAATGGTGCTTCACCGTCAGGCATTTTAGAGCATCCGGGAGTTATTAAAGACCCTGCAAAAATCCGCAAAGCATGGCATAATGCCTACGGTTCAGGTAACGCCCATAAGGTCGCCGTCCTCGAAGAGGGCATGAAATATCAACCGATTTCTATCCCAAATAATGAAGCACAGTTCTTGGAAACAAGAAAGTTTCAGGTGGAAGAAATCGCAAGGCTCTATCGTGTACCTCTCCATATGATCGGTGACCTTGAACACGCAACATTCAGCAATATCGAACAGCAGTCTCTTGAATTTGTAAAATACACTCTCGACCCGTGGCTTGTCCGCTGGGAACAAAGTTTGCAAAAGTCACTGCTTTCTGATTCGGAAAAAGGTCAGTATTTTATCAAATTCAATGTTGAAGGTCTACTCCGAGGCGACTATGCTTCACGAATGCAGGGATATGCAACAGCAAGACAAAACGGCTGGATGTCGGCGAATGATATTCGTGAACTGGAAGATATGAACCGCATTCCTACTGAACTTGGCGGAGATCTATACCTTTGCAACGGTTCGTTTACAAAATTACAGGACGCAGGCGCATATGCAAAATCTACAGAAAGCGAGGAAACAAAAGAATGAAGAAATTCTGGAACTTTATCAAAAATGAAGACAGTGGAGAAACAGAGCTGTATTTTGAAGGTCCTATTTCAGACAGCACATGGTACGGCGATGAGATCACGCCAAAAATTTTTAAGGATGAACTTTCAAAACATCCCGGAAATCTGACAGTTTGGCTCTGTAGCCCAGGCGGAGATGTGTTCGCCGCAAGTCAGATATACACCATGCTCCGCAATCATAAGGGCAAAATTACGGTAAAAATCGATGCTCTTGCTGCATCTGCTGCGTCAGTTGTAGCAATGGCTGGTGATGAAACTTTGATCAGTCCAACCGGAATGCTGATGGTGCATGATCCTGCGTGTTTAGCGTCAGGCAACAAGTCCGACATGGAAAAAGCGATTGAACTTCTGGAGGAAGTCAAGGAATCCATAATCAACGCATATGAGCAGAAAACGCATCTCAGCCGTGCCAAAATTGCTAAAATGATGTCCGATGAAACTTGGCTGAATGCGAAAAAGGCATTGCAGCTTGGATTTGTGGACGGTATTTTGTTTTCTAAAAAAGAGCCGGAAACTGATGAGCCGGAGGAAGATGATACTGATGAAAATGCAGAGGAAGACACTCCCGATGAAGATGAAAAAAATCCCGATAAGCCACAGAAAAATCCAGAATCTATGCTGTATTCTCCGGCAATTACAACTGCATCATTGATGCAGAAAATATCCGCTTTAGCACCGTCAGGTGTTCCGATAAATCAGCTTGAAAAAAGGCTGGAACTATTAAAAAACTAAGGAGGACGATATTATGACTATTCAGGAACTGAGAGAAAAAAGAGCAAAGGCATGGGACGAGGCGAGAAATTTCCTTGATTCCAAGCGAAACGACAGCGGTCTGCTTTCCGAAGAGGACGGCAAGACTTATGACGCTATGGAAAAACAGATTGTTGACCTTGGTAAAGAAATTCAGCGACTTGAAAGACAGGCTGAAATAGATGCAGAGCTGAATATGCCTACATCCTCTCCAATTTTAGGCACACCGGGAGTAAATACGCAGAAAGATAAGACAGGCAGAGCCTCTGACGAATACAAAAATGCTATGCTTACAGCTCTTCGTACCAATTTCAAGCAGGTTTCAAATATTCTTCAAGAAGGCGTTGATGCCGATGGAGGGTATCTTGTACCGATTGAATACGACCGTAGACTGATTGATGTGCTTGACGAAGAAAATATCATGCGTAGACTTGCCACAAGAATCACCACAAGCGGTGAACATAGAATCAATGTTGCTGCCACAAAGCCAGCGGCTGCATGGATTGAGGAAGGTGCAGCTCTTACTTGGGGTGACGCAACATTTGACCAGATTCTTATGGACGCTCATAAGCTTCATGTAGCTGTAAAGGTTACAGAAGAACTGCTCTACGATAACGCTTTCGGATTAGAAAACTATCTTATTACCCAGTTCGGAAAGGCTCTTGCCAACGCTGAAGAAGATGCTTTCCTGAACGGTGACGGAACAGGCAAGCCTACAGGCATTTTTGATGCAACTGGCGGCGGTCAGCTTGCCGGAACTGCTGGTGCAGCTGTAAAGACCGATGATGTTATTAACCTTGTTTATGCACTGAAGCGTCCATACCGTAAGAATGCATCATTCATCATGAATGATAAGATAATTGCATCTCTTCGTAAGCTCAAGGACAACAACGGTGCATATCTCTGGCAGCCTTCCTGTCAGATGGGAGAACCAGACAAGATTTTGGGTTATCCAATCTATACATCTGCTTATGCACCTGATAATGCTGTTGCTTTTGGAGATTACAAATATTACAATATCGGCGACAGAGGTACACGTTCATTTAAGCAGCTCAATGAACTTTTTGCAGGTAATGGCATGATTGGTTTTGTTGCAAAAGAGCGAGTTGACGGCAAGCTTGTACTTCCTGAAGCAGTGCAGATTTTGAAGCTTAGCTGATTTTGAAAGGGGCTGATGCAGATGGTAACACTGCATGAAGCAAAAAATTATCTCCGTGTTGATGGCTGTGAAGATGACAAGCTGATTTCCGATTTGCTGATGACTGCGAAAAAGCTGTGTATGGATGTTGGTCGTATTAGTGAGGAGAAGTTTGAGAGGAACGAAGATACCACCAGAACGGCAATGCTGTATACGGTTTCATACCTCTACGAAAACCGAAACACAGCGGATTTTCACGAGCTGACTCTCTCACTGCGTTCCATTTTATTTGCACAGAGGGAGGGTGTTATCTGATGGAAATTGGTAAATTAAATCAGCGTATCACGATTCTGGAACAATCGACACGTGTTGATAATATCGGCAATCACAAGGCTCAGTGGGACGAGGCATTCTCCTGCTGGGCTGCTGTTTCTGTTAAAAATTCGGTGGAAAACTCCGATAACGGCACTACAAAAGAGATGCAGACTTTGCAGTTTATGATTCGGCAAAATACAATGACGATGGGAATTTCAGCAACTGCAAACCGCATTTCTTTTCGTGGTGTGATTTATGATATTAATGGTATTTCGCCGAATTATGAGTATCGTGACTACTTAAAAATTACGGCAACAGCAAGAAAGGCAGGTGCTTCTGATGACATCTATTGATGATATGGCGGATGAGATTATGAAAGGTCTGACGGAGTACGCTGACCTTGCAGATGCTGCAATGAAAAAGGCAGTCCGCAAGACTGCCACTTCTGTCAAAAAAGAAATTTCTGAAAATGCTCCCAAAGATACCGGTGCTTATGCTAAAAGTTGGGCAACGAAAAAAGTCACGGAGAATAGTCACAGTCTGCAAATTGCCGTGCATTCCAAGAACCGATACCAGCTTGCACATTTGATTGAGAAAGGACACGCTAAACGTGGCGGCGGTCGTGTGAATGGCAACCCACACATCGCTCCTGCCGAAGAAAACGGAGAAGATTTATTGGAATCACTTATCACAAAGGAGCTGTC